CAGAGAGTGGTCTTTAACAAATATCGCAAATTCGATGCTTTGTTCGATCAGCTCATTAACGTAGGTGCCACAGCGCATGACGATTTGCTGGACGCTTATACGTGGGTAATTACATTCTTACAGCGGCGAGGCAGTTTTTCTGTTGAGTATTAACATGGAGTCGTCTAAAAAGCTTTGGGTCGCTATAACTGCGTACGACCCTCTGTCCCGTTTGGATAGCATTTTCAAGATCTTACAGCTGTATACGGAGTACGAGCTTAAAGTTTCGGTATTTTTGTTTGTCAATTACGAGGCTCAGGATCAGGTCCCACAGCTTTCTTCGCTTTTGCGCCCTTTTTCGGAGCAAATCGGCGTGGAAATCATCGTTGCTAGCCCCGAGCACGAGGGATGGTGGCTTACTTGGGCGCACAAAATAGACTTAACTGTCGCTTGTATGCGCAGAGAGTACGATTATTACATGTATCAGGAAAATGATATGCTTATTACATGGGAACACTTCAAATATTGGATGCGTTGGAAGCCTCGCTTGGCCTCTTTGGGCCTAGAACCTGGTTTTATAAGGTATGAGTTGTTTGGCGGCAAGAAAGTACCGTTTGATAACCACTATCGCTACTCCTTGACCGGTAAAACACCGAATGTTTGGAGTGATCGCGGATATACAGTCGCTAAACAGCTTGTCGTCGACCACGAAATCAAGTTTTTCGCGAGTTTGGGCAGCCCTTACTACGCAGCTATGATTTTGGACGCTGAGGATGCGGTCAAATACGTAAAAAGCGCCAGTATGGACCCTCAAAAGAGCGTCGAACTGGTTTCTTTCCGTAATTGGCCATTAGCTGACCGCAGTTCGATGGGTTTAGCCTTCGAAAACCCGCCAGTCGGGTATGAACACCGTCGTTGCGTGCCTGTAATCGAAAAAAACGGACGATACATGCCGCATGAGTGCTGTTTGTTGCGCCATGACGATCTGAAGTACGCACCGGAGCTCAATAAGAGGGTTGGCAACTTGATTACTTGCGATACAATGCTTACGATTTGATATTTTTATGGACAACGTTAATCACCCTTCACACTATACGTCCGGTGCTATTGAGTGCATAGATGCCATTAAAGAACAAGTCGGTAATGAGGGGTTTCAGGGCTACTGCCACGGCAATATCGCTAAATACCTCTGGAGGTACAAGCACAAAAACGGTGTCGAGGACTTGAAGAAGGCCGCGTGGTACTTACAGTGTTTGATCGGTGAGTTAGAATTGACTCAAGATAACAACTGACTTGTGGACGTAAGAGCATTTGGGTCTGTTTACGGCCAGGTAGCGTCTCTGCCTTATTCAAGTGGATTTACTTGGGTACCCGCCGATGGAACTAAATATTTTCCAGCGTGTAGGGGTTTGTTTATTCAAAATGGCGGAGGCAGTAACAAAAGTCTTTTAGTAGAATTTACAGATGCTCCAGGACAGGTATGTGAAAACAATCACTTGAACGGTGATTTTCTCTGTCCCCTCTCTTGTACCGCTCTTGTAAGTGGTAACGTAACTAATGTCGTAGTCTTGTACTGATGGCTAGCGACCTTTCCGGCTTAGTTACGTACCTGCAGGGTGGCACAAGTCTGCGTGAAAGTGCCGGCATGGATGCTGATCAAATTATCAGTGCTTTACGTAAAGGAGCAGCCGCGCAAAGCGGTCCGTTAGATCTTTTTAAAGACGCCTTGTTAGCTAGAGCAGCTGAAATAAAAGCCCTAGGCTCTATTTGACATCGTTATAATTAAGTCATGGCTGACCCTTTTATCGAAGCTGGTGATTTTTTCACCAAAGCATTTAATGCTCAGGAGTTAGCATCGCGTCGTCAGCGTACGGCTCAACGTCCTGCGATGCGTAGCGATAGTTATGAAAATCAAGTCAGCGAGCAACCGCTAAATGCACCGATTCCTCCTCAATATGGTCCCTACGGAACTTATGAGGATGAGTTTACGCCGGAAGAAGATTCCACGGAATCTATGAAAGCTGAGCTTTTGCGAAAGGCAGCCGCCAAGCGTGGGCCTCGGACCGGTGTTCCTGTATATCCCGGCGATGGCGCCGTGACTCCCAGTGTCTGAAGTCGCGAAAAAGCGGGACCCAAAGAAATGGGCAGCCGCTAAAGCTAAAGCTCGCAAGCGTCTCGGCGGACATTCGGCCCGAGCCATGCAGTTGGCCGTTAAATACTACAAAGATGCGGGGGGCGGATACGAAGGTAAAAAATCAAGCAAAAATAAATTAAGTCGTTGGGGAAAAGAAGATTGGCAAACTCGTGAAGAATACGAAAAGAACAAAAGTTCTTAGTTATGGCTGATTTAGCGCGAGAAAAAGGGCGAACTGAGCGTTATCTGCCTAAAGAAGCGTGGGCCTCAATGTCCGACAAGGAGCGTAAAGCTACGGATGAAAAGAAAAAGAGGGCCACGTCGAATAACAAACCCGTAAATACTCAAGTGCCGAATACTGAAAAAGCAAAAGAAGCACGTCGTCGCGCCTCCGCTTATATTAAAAGTAAAGGTAAAAAATGATGGCTAAGATTCGACTCGCCGGAGAAATATTCTCCGGGTACAACCAACCTCGTCGTGATTCTGACGGAGGTAAAAAATTTGCAGTCGCAGCAAAAGAAGGTGATCAGGTTCGATTAGTTCGTTTTGGTGATCCAAATATGACGATTAAGAAACACATACCCGAACGTCGTGAAAGCTTTAGAGCTCGTCATAATTGCGATACCCCTGGAAGTAAGTTAAAAGCACGCTACTGGAGTTGTAAAAAGTGGTAGCATTTTAAAGTTTTTAGTTGTTATCTTGTAAATCCTGCTAAACTATGCAGGCCCTCTCAGCATCCTCATGCTGTTCGATTGTTTTTTGTACTTCAATGAACGCGAGCTCCTAGAGCTCCGCGTGGAAATGCTTAAGGATATTGTCGATGGTTTTATTATTACAGACGCCGATAGGACTTTTAAAGGAGACGAAAAGCCTTTTAGTTGCGTTGACACGATTCGCGAGTTAGGACTTCCGGAAGACAAAATTCAGGTTCTCCACGTCGAACTGCCGCCTCCGGATATTGCCCCAAATCCTTGGGTAAGAGAGTACTCGCAACGTGATGCGTTGGCGGTCGGTATGCGCATGACACCGCCCGATTCGGCGTTTTTCTTTAGTGATGTAGACGAAATTCCTAAGCCCTCTGCGCTTTTAGAAGCTGTAAAAAAAGCTAAAGAGGATCCTTCTCGTTGTGTGCGTTTGTCTATGCCCATGATGTACGGCCGGGCGGATCTCCGCGTGATGAGCCCTGATGGAGATAAAACAAAGCCGCCAACTAACTGGACTTGCGGCACCGTGGTCCTACATGACCACCTGGATAAAACCTTGTCTGAGATACGTCGTAACCCTAATGACCTTGTCGTGGGAGACTGTGACGCAGGGTGGCACTTTAGCTGGATGGGCGGTCCTGATCGGCTTAAACGCAAACTAACATCCTTCTCGCACTGTTATGACGATATTCCAAATGCCCACGCTCCCGCGTACAGTGAGGAAATGCTTGATTATTTAGATAACTACAAAGCTCAAGCGGGCGGTACGGATCCACTCGGCCGTAAAGATCATCTGCTTACCTCGTATCCGCACGATCTTTTACCGCCAGAATTGTTTAAACTGGAACGAGTGAAGGAGTACCTTCTTCCGGACTCCTGATAACGTCGTATTCGTAACATGCCTGCAGATCTTTTAAGTGTCCGAGGACGATTCAGTGAAATTCTGGAGGCAGCTCGGACTCAGGATCGCTCGAAGCAGTCCGCCACCATGGTGGTGCTTAGCCATCTGCAGCAGATGACCCTTCTTATGATAAAGAAGGGTCTATTTTTTTATTGTGAGCAAGATACTTATAAAGCACGCAGTAAATTTCTAGATGATTTAATAAAGTTAAATAAACTAGATATTCGATTCCCTTCGATTTTACGAAATTTTCTTATTGACGGTTCGGGGCTTTTTTATTTTCGTCCGGACCCAAAATTAAAGTACCAAATTTATTTCTTTAACAAAAACCAGTACCGTGTTTATCACGACATTAATGGCGAAATCGAAGAGGTCGTTATTTTATATTCTTACAAAGTTAAGAACGGAAATTTAGGTTTACCTTCAAACACTTACGGGCAAAACAAAAGATACGTTCGTATTTCAATTACTGCCGAAACAATCACAGAGTATGAGGCAGACACAGAACTAAGTTTTGACTTAGAACCTGGTTCTGTTATTACTCCTCGGAATAGCCGGCCAAACACGCTTGGTTTTATTCCCGCCGTGGAGGTTCTAAACAAACCAAACGCCAGTGGGACCGAAGGCGAAGGTGAATTTGAACCGTTCATGCAGCAAATTGTTCTGCATGATCAAATGATGCAAAATATCGCCAAAAATATCGAGTTCTTTGGTAATCCCACGCTTATCAGTTCTCGGCCTCGAAGTGATCTGGTCGAAGCAAGTGATTCTGATCGTAATTTTCGTCCCACGATTAGTAGTCAGAGCGGTTTCGCAGGTTTAGATTCGCCTTCCACGCGGGTTTCGGATCCGTTTGGATCTCAGTCAGGTCTCGGGGGACTTCGAGTTCCTCGGATTATCGCCAACGTCGAACCGTCAGATCGGGTTGGTTATATGACGCCCGACCCCGTGAACGGGGATATGAACCGATATTCTCTTTTACTTCGTGAAGAAATTCGAACTGCACTCGGCGGCGTTGATGAAATATCAATTAGCGCAGGCGCCACTGCGACTGAAATTAAAGGTCTCATGGGCCGCGCTCAAGCAACTGCTCTTCGTAAAAATAAGAGCTTTTTGACTTACGGTTTTTGTCGTCTGCTTGAGATGATTATTTACCATCAAGAGCAGGTTTTCCGCGAAAGTTTTATTTCGGTCATGGGTCTTGCTCCGCCTAAGGAGCCTAAAGAAGAGACTGCCGAAGCAATTGAACGCTATCAAAAACGTCTCGTTAAATACGATAACGACGTAGATATGGCGATTCAAACTGCACTTTCGGAGAACAAAGTTCCTGGAGGTGTTTTCGGGCTACCGCCGGATGGAGAACGAGAGGTTACGTATCGATTCCAGGGCGATGTTTACGAAGACACGGCTTACGACATCAACCAAAAGTCAATCGTTGTCAGAAACTTGCAGGAGTTAGGTGTTGACAGCGTGGAAGCTCTACGTTATTTGTTCCCCGACAAAAGCGATTTAGAGCGTTCTGAAATGCTGAAAGGATTTCCTTTCAGAATGATTCAACAAACGCAAGCCGCACTACAAAATTTCCTGCTAACATTAAATCAGCTGATGCAGTCGCCGCATCCTCTTGCGCCGACCCAGCCCCTAGCGGCAGATCCGAGGTTAAATATAACGCCTCTCCTCTACCGCACATTCGATCACCTCGCGCAAGAATTAACTTACTCGGGCAGCTATGAGCCAAGCGATCCCAGCTTCGACCCCGAGCCCGGTATCCCCGGCAGTAGCGGCGCCCCAGGCGGCCTTCTCCCAGGATATGGGCTCAACCGCGTACCCACAATGGGTGGCGCAAACCCCTACCCCGGCGGTAGCTTCGGCAACTACAGCCCAAGCGCCGTCGCCGGCACAACTGGCTACGGCCCCTTCTATCAACAGCCAGTCCAACCAGTTTCCGTCAGCCTCCTCCCCGAACAACCCGTGGGAAGCAGCGCTGGGCAGCCTGGACCGGATCGTTTCCCGGCTCTCCCCGTCCCTCAGCCAGACAGCATCGTTAGCGCAGCCCCAGGCGGCAACGCTGGATATTCAACAGAGCAATCTGGCTTCACAGGTCCAACAGCCCTGGGCTTACCAACCCCCTACGGCTCAGCCGACCTTATCCAACAACGTTTATACGACCCCAATTTCCTCGCCGACTTCTACGGCGCAGGAGCCGCAGTTAAGTCAAGCAAGCGCCGCCGTCGTTAATCACTTCGGCCTCGAAGCCCCTGCAATCCTCAATCAGTACTCCACCACTTTGGAGGATGCACTGATTCAGCAGCATCAGACTCTGGAGCAAATTGCCTCACGTGGCATGGCTATGGAGCAGATTCTGACCGATCCTGATCATCTGGCTGATTACACTAATCGGTTCTTCACCGAGGTGTACCCCACTGATCTGCGTACTGATGAGCAGATTGCTGCCGACGAGGCTCGCGCTGCTCTTCAGCAACAGGCTTATCAACCCAACTATGATCAGGTTCCTGCTGTTCCTGCAGCCGCAACTGGGGGCCAACCTGCACAAGATCCCAACATGCAGTGGGAACAGTTTGGGCAGGTGATGAACCAATCTCCTGATCAAGCCTGGCGTTACCTTAACAACATGTCTCCCGATGCTCTTCGGGCCAAGCTGTTGTTCCTGGATCAAGCTTGAGTTAAATTTAGTTCGACGGCTACCAGCCGTCCGCAAGGTGGACGAATTATTTACCCCCGTCTGGATAACGGGGGTTTTTTATTGGATAAACTGGTAAAAAGCATTTATAAAGATGCCTTTTAAGTCGCAAGCTCAAAGACGAAAATTTTACGCTATGCAGGAAAGAGGCGAGATTTCGAAAGGCAAAGTTGAGGAGTACGAACGCAAAACGAAAGGCGACTTGCCTGAGCGCGTAAATAAACGCAAAGAAGCAAAGAAAAAAGCTGTAAACTACAAAAAGAGTACAGGTAAGTAATCGATGCCTAACCCCCTTGGTCGCCGCCGTGGCGGAGAAAACACCGAAGTCGAGCAGCTTAAAAAAGAACTCGAAGAGCTTAAAGCTAATTATGCCCGAGACATTAGTCTGATCGGCAGTGACATCCGTGCTCTCGACAATCGTATTCCTGCTGCTGGTTCAGCTGACGATATTCCCGCCGTCTAGAATTAAGGCAGCTCTGGCTGCTTTAAATGTATATACCGTTTAGAAACTATAAGTACGATTCAGGGCCGCACCGTGTGCAAAGTGGCCCTTCGTACGAAGGTTACGTCGTTGTTAGTTCTGGTATTCAAGACACCGGAGCTGATATAGGCAAAATTGTAGACGGCTCGCCTAACTACAGCGGGGTGTATTCGACCGCGTGGAAACAAGTTCCCACGGCTGTTTCTGGGTACTGGAACGATTACGAAAACATAAATTATGCGCCTAGCGGCGTGCTTAGTTCGTACGAAGGGTATCGCCCGGTCACTGTAGAAACAATTGCCGGACGAAAAGTTCAGACTTTTACAGGACCAGATTACGGAGTTCGTGATGCTGGAAAATACACATATTTCAATGGTTCTGCGCCGGATTCTCAGGCATATGACCCATACAACATACCGACAGGTAACACCGGGCAACAAGGTCTAACGGGTGGCGGCGTCACTCACGGGCGGTACGAAGGGAGTATCTTGACTAACTCTCTTGGTTCTCTAGGTTCGGCTAATAGATCAGAATGGGTTTATAATCCTCCGGTATATTGTAAAACTTACACACAGACTATTCGTACAGAAGAACCGGGTTTAATGTCCGTTCCCTTTAGGTTTATGTATCGGGGAGGCGCAGCTAGATACGTATCTAACTACGGTTCTGTTTACTACCAATTGCCAGAAAGCGTACGTAATATGTATCGGAAATTAGGTTAACGCTAAAAACGAGACACTTTTATGTGTCTTTACCCTTTTTATCTATTAAACTTATTTTGTAGTTTCTGGAGCTATCGACAGTGTTTGTCGATAATGATTTCCCGAAGCTTCTCGGCGCCGAGCTTTACCGTCCGCACCCTGCGTACGTTGTAGAGATGGCCGCAGAACCTGTAGTCGTACATGACTTCAGTAAGCAGCCAGGCCAGACTGTACAGTTAGACCGCTACAGGTTCTGGGGCAATCCGGGAAGCAAAGAGTCACGTGAGCGTACTGCAGAGCAGACCATTGGTACTGCAAACAGCCGCAATATCGTGAAGGACAAAGTGCTGGTTACTCTTAAGGAGTACACCGGCCCTGCGGATCCGGGCGACCCCACTTCGCCGAGCACTTTTAAGATTGCTCGCGAAACCCTCATCACCGCGCAGCGTCTTCTGCTGGACACCGGCAACCTGACTGCCTTCCACCAGTCCATCGGTTCGCTGACTCTGCTCGACGACTACCGTCGTTGGCGCGACCGGGTGTTCATCAACGAACTCCTGAAAGCAGTTTCCAAAGGCCAAGCTTCCGACTCCCAAGGTGGTTACTACTACCCTGGCGATCTTGCCGTCGGTTCGCTGACCTACACCAACGCCGAACAAGCTAAGTTCGACGTTAAGGACGACCTGCTCCGCGTGGTTAAGTCCATGCGTAAGCGCAACGTCCCCACCTATCAGGACGGTTTCTATCGCTGCGTTTGCGATCCCACCTTCCTGATGCACCTGCGTCAGAACAGCGATTTCCGCGAGGTCGCTCGTTATCCTGGCAACGGTCAGATC